GCCATTGGCAGTGATCATCCAGGGTTGGTTGCTATCAAAGATCATTTTCCATACATCATAGGCACTGTGAATCGACTCTTCTCCGTCTTGCCAGTCAATGGTGATTTCTGTGCCACGCTGTTGTTCCATCACAGCGGTATATTCCAAACTGCCAAATAAGCCTTCCCAGGCCGCGGCAAAACTGCTACCTGACCGCATCTTGTCTGAAATATAGCGATCAGTCATAATGGGTCTCAGTTGTCCCACAATAGTCTCGGGTCCCATGTTAAGTGCTCGGATGGCTGACGGATATAGACTATTGATGTCTATAGAGCCCACATACTCGTGTATGCCTTTTCTTGGATAGGCCACATAAGCACCCGCGGCCTGCGTGTCTTCGTCACTGTAGCGTTCCTTGCGATTGGGCACCACAAGTCCACGTTCATGTGCCTCATTGATAATGGCCTGCTCGGTCACTGCCACAGCACCCATGGTGGTCTGTAGCAACACTGTGTTTTCATGTGCCAAGGTATTGGCCAAATCCAGAAATTTCAGCTTCTTGTCTAGTTGTGCCAGGCCGTTGACGTCCTGCCGGTTGTACTCAATAAAGCGTTTGAAGTTTTGATTATACAAAGCATCCAAGGTTCCTTCGAACTTGGTCTTGCCTTCTAGGCCTTCGTATTCAAGAATGGCGTCAAGACTGTAACTGTGTCGCTCTTCGTATGTGTACTTGCGATACAGTTGCATATAGTCCATGTGTACACGACCGATCAAGTCATAGGTTTGACTTTCATTGCCAAAGCGTTCAAAGGTCCGGCCTTTGGGATACTGATTCCACAGGCAGAATCTACGTGTGTCGTCCTTACTGAGCACACGAGTCACGCGATTCACTGTATAAGGAATATCATAGCCTTCGCTGTTCCAACCTGACAGTGCGTCAGCATCTTCTATGAGATCCAAGAACGTGTTCAGCATGTCTTCTTCACGTTCGAACAACAAGGTATCCTCAAATTCGCTGACAATCTCCTGTGCTGTATCCCACGTCATGTGCTTAGGAGGAACTACCAAGGTGATCAGACGACTCACCCAGCCCAGATACACTGAGATAGCCGTGATGGGATTGAATGGGTCTTCTGGAGGACTGAATCCACGGTCACTATCAAAGTCTACTTCAATGTCAAAAAACGCCACGTTGAGTCGCGGAGCATCTTGACCTAGATAGTTTTCTTCAAGACAACGGAATATAGGGTTGATGTCGGACTCATACAGTTGCTTGCCACTCTGTATGCGGATCTCTTTACGGAACTCTTTGTTATTTCTTGTGCTGAATCTTGACACCGGGGTGCCATAGATTGAAGTAAACTTGCCGCGAGGATCGTCGTAATAGAACACATAGTTGGCCGGGTATTCTTGATAACGTCTTTCGCCATCTCTGCGCTCAACTACATGTATGCGATCGTGTTCACGATCAAAAAGTGCGTCTACGTAACTCAAATTTTTCTCCAGTTATGGCTGGCTGGCCATGATTCATGTTGCTTACGGCAACGACTCGCTGTTGTAAAACAGTACTTATAGGGTTTTCCCTACAGTGGTCAAAATCTGTTCCAAGAGCTCGTGATCCTGTTGCTCACGACCAAATTCGGCCTTGTGTGCCAGCTTGATGGCCTTTTTCAGGATGTTGGGTTTGATCTCAAGTTCTTCAGCGATGGCCTTGACTGTGTCATTGAGTCCGCCAGTCAAGGTTTCAATCTCGTGCATGACCTGCATGCCTTCGTTGATGACCTGATTGAGTTTCTTGGTTTGTTCTGCGTTGAAGTTTTTGGTTGTCATGTTTTCTCCTTAAAGGTTACTAATGTTACACTATATTGTGCTTTGTGTCAAGCAAATAATCCTATTCAAAATGCATTTTTGATCCAGTTATTGGTCATTTTTTCAACCATGGCTTCAAAAATGCTGTCGGGTTTTGAAATTTGCAAATTTGGATATGTGTTTTGAATCCATGGCATGATACGATCTATGAAATATCTATAATGACTGACACTGGGCGGATGAGTGCCGTATTTTTTGTTGTACCAGGGCAAATTGTTTTCCATGCAGTAACCAATCAATCCTTGCGTGTCAATAAGATATTTTTGTAAGACGTTCAACCATGGATTAATCATGGCAGACTGGTCTAGATGACAAGACACTGGTGATACTTGTTGTTTGGCCCATTGGTTGATTTGATTTTCGGTGTAATCAAAAATTGGACTGTCGAACATGATCAAACAAGGAATTTCTTGATGTTGGCAGAGCTGAGTGAGTCCCACCATCTGTGAAAGGTTTTGTGTTGCTGCTAGTTCAAGATTAAAAAATTTATTTTTATAAATTTCTTTGACCCCAGGAAAATGACTTCCAGTGCACCAGAAACCTTTAAGGTCGGCAGGGTTTCCGTCAATCCAGGCAGGCGGGTGTTTTTCACCTTTTAAATCCTCACAAAGGTCTCCTTCTACCCACATGTCATATTTGTCAAAATTTGTGAACATCACCGCCAACAACTTATTGTCAGATGACTTTTGTAAACTGTCTACTGCACTGCTCAAGATATATTGATTGCCGGCACCTTTGCAACTGTGATTTGTAATTGTCTGCGGATTTAGGGCTTCAATCAAACAGTCAACCCAGGTTATCCAGGGACATCTGCTGATGCTGGCTCCACTGATGCACAAGTCAGATATGATAGTATTTGTTGACATTTGATTCGTTGAGATTGGTTACAAGTTTCACACAATCACCACTGATTATGTATTCTCTGTTGTGATTGCAACTGTTTCTTACAGAGTCTCTGACTTCATTTATTGTCAAAGCCTGGATGTGATCTAGTACATTGAAAAATTCGCAGAATCGATCAATATCAGGTTTGATCGAATCAAAGTGTTTGCTCCAAGGGTAATCAAATTTGAATCCCAGGGTTTGTAAATATCCATAGGTGTTGTATTGACCTGCTGGCAATACCGCGGTTTTGCTCAGCAGGCATTTCATGGTTTTTTCAGTCAGGTAAGGACCTGGCATCAAATATTCTTCTCCATGCTCACACAAAGAAGAAGAGCTGACACTTTCATTTGTGCTGTTGATATAACAATCTGTATAAGCCTCCCATTGGTAGTTAAGGTTGGCCAATGGAGTGTTTAAAAATTTTCCATGAGGCGTTACAACTTGTTCCATAGATGATTTTTTGATAAAGTCAATTATGGCATCTATTTTGACATTACCGGTATAATTCAACAGATACAGATCCTGTTCTTTGGCCAACCATTGGTGACGACTCATAACAAAATCATTGTGGTCCCAGTGTTGACACAAATAAGCATTGACATATGTTCTAAATTGGCTTATTCGATTTGCCAATGAACTTAGTTTTTTTGTTTTGCTTTCAAAATCAACATCGGGCCACCCAGATTCTTTTTGATACCAATCCAAAATCATAAACCACGACTCATATTCAATTATTTGTAGATTGGCAATTTGATATTTGCAACTGTTGTAAGGATATATCAACAAAACCTTGCTGGAACTCATGGTGTCACAAAAATTTTTGATCCATTCAAAATCAGGGTATTCAAAATGAAACGTCAGTACATAAGTGTCATACCCTTGGGGAGTCTGTTTGATGTCATTGTGATTGGGCCACACAAGATTGGTCAGACAGTATGTTTTTCCAAGTTTGTCTGACAAATCTGGCAACCAGTAATACATCAATTTGGTGTAATGGTCAACAAGATGCCACTGATCAAGATCAAATTTTTCACCAATTTTTACTAGGGAGTTTAGCACGTTGTATATATGCTCACTTTTGACTCTGCGGTAGCGAATCGCATGATCAGCCCAGCAGCCGGGCATTTGGTCCTAAGGCCAAATTCTATTTTCTCCCAATCACCATGTAACGAATATACTCGGTTTCGGGATCACGCAGTTGCATGCGTCCGTGATACAGCACCTGGCTGAGAGGAAAGCGATCCACTATTTCCTGTGTGCTATGATATTCTTGCCCAGGATCCTGATCTCTGCCTTGTAGAACTACAAGAGTCCCGTTGGGTATGTTCAAAAACCAGGCACGTCCTGGCATGTCTGTCAGACTGGTGTTGATCACACAACCACGATCGCCTAGTTGTCTATAATCTAACTTGTTGGCATCGGCCAGCATGTATTCCACATTGCCGGCCCCGGCTCGGTCTAAGATTTTTTTACTGCCAGACAAAAATTCTTTATTCTTTTCCACCAAGACAATGCGGTCTGTTTGTATGCGATTTTCTAGTGTCAGGTACAAGGCCAGGTTACCATACCATGATCCTAACATGTAAATTGTGCTAAATTGATTTTGTATGCGTTCCAGTTCACTCAGCAACCATACCTTGCTGGCTGTAAGGTCGCGGGTAAAGCTGCCAGCTAAACTATAACCACTGCTTTCATCTAGATTAGACTGGTGCGTATGGAAGTCTTGGAGTATCACTGCCGTCGTCCTCGGGATATACTGGATAGTCGTTCATCGTCCTGCCCTTTGTATTGCCGCACCATTGTTGAAACTCTGGCTCTGGCTATTGGGCACCTTGGTGCCACCGCGAGCCTGGCTCCAGTAGTAGCCGGCCCTGTGACCCGAACAATCTTTGGTGCATGGACTGCCCATAAAGGTCAGTTCTTCTAACTGCCGCGTGAGCCAGGTATCTGCAAATCTTTTGCACAATTGTTGTATCTTTTTGTTGCGTGTTATCTGCAAGTGATAAGTCTTGTCACCGGGTCCGGTCTGCTGGCTGGGATCTCGATAGCCAGCGTAGACTTTATGAACTGGAGTAGAGCTGATGAGATCTCTGCAACTGGCACCCACACGCTCGGGCATAGGTTCGGTGCAAGGACTACAGGTAGTAATGATTGTGCTACCTTCTGGTATGCGGCCGTATTTGGCTGTGTATTTGTCTATGGCTGCACGCTCACCATGTACGTCTTTATCACCTTGCGCATGATTGAGTGCCATGACTAAATTATTGTCAGGATCTAGCACAGCCGCGGCCACCATGCCATAGCGATCAGGATCGGTCTGTTGACCACGAATGACCATGTCACACAGCTGGACCAATATACGATCTAATTTATCTTGATTTACAATACGAAAATCACTTATTTTCATCTGTGATTGGGCCTCCTTCAACCCAGGCATCACAGGTGCGTTTGGCTGCACACTTGAACTTCAAAAACTTGCAATAGCCCAAGGTTCCTGCATCTATGGTGGTCATAGGGTCCGACCCAGGTTCTGAGCCAATGCCACGGGCAATACAGTCTTGCATCTTTGAGGTTTCATCAAAGGCCGCACAGTTGCCACATCTAGCAGACTTGGCATCTTCAGGATCCGTCATGTTCCATTCATCTGCTTTAGCCTGCCAAAATTCTTCGTTGGGCGCATTAGGATCTAAGGGACCATAGCCATATTCATCTATGGCCTTTTGGCGATTCTTCAAATTAAGGTCAATGCTCTGCGTGGCCGGCGGACATCCTGACTCTATGGCTTCAACAAGATTGATTAGATCTCTCATCAGTTGGCCGCTACAAATTCTGCTAATTTAACACGTGCCTCGGAGAAGTCTTTGGCTGTGCATGTAAAAGTTTTCTTTGCGCCTGTAGCGCATACTGTTTCAAACGTGTAAGTTTTCATTTTTTCTTGGCTCCTGTGCCCCAGTTGGCGGCACCTTTTTTACGACATTGCACAAGGGCACCCGATGCATAAGCACTGGGCCAGACCTTGTAACGACTTTTTACTTTGTTGTAGCAGGCGTCCTGTTTTTCATCTAAGTATTTCATTGCACCGGCATTCCCGTCTACGGCAAATATTTTTTTACCTGTGACTTGATCAATAATTTCGGTCCTGATATCATCATAGTCGGCCCATTCAATAGCTTCTTGTTTGGCTGCTTTTAAAT